CTGGGCATTGAAGCTACCGACAATATGAGAATCGCCGGAGATAAGAGTGCTAGAAGGATATTTAATGAGCTTTATAAAAACGATTCTGATTTTAGGACGGAAGCATTGGGCTATCTAAATAGGCCGGTTGGCTCTAGCCCGTCTCGTGCTGACATGAAAAAGATGTATAACATGTTCAACAGGAACGGCTTAATACAAGGAAAAGGAGAATCCGGAGCTGGGTTAAAGTTTGTAAACGCTTTGAAGAAAGCCGGGTACAGCGGCGTTTCGGATTGGAACGATAGATCAAGAGCTAGTATTATAAAAGCTAAAAACCCTCTTATTTTATTCAACGAGGGCAAGAAATTTACTGTTAAAACCGTAGATTCAATCAGCCAAAAAGACCTAAATCGTGCTCTTGTAAAAGATATTTTAATACCAAATAACATTGAGAAAAAGGTTTATAAGCTTTTAGGTGCAGGCGGCGTTGGCGCCCTCATAGCTGCAAAGAAAACTACATCTTCGGGAGACGATTGAGTATGAATTACATAGCGCATCACGGAATCAAAGGCCAGAAATGGGGCGTCCGTCGTTATCAGAACTTTGACGGATCCTATACGCAAGCGGGTCTTAAACGATATCGAACGTCCCAGAAAGAGTATATGGATGCTCGGTCGCGTTATAAAAACACTAAGGCTGCGTATAAATCTGGCTCCGCTAGCGAGGACGATCTTCGTATAGCCAAGAAGAATTTGAAAATTGCCAACCGGAATGCTAATGCCACATATCGTCAGCTTAGACGAGATATGAAAGCAGATAAAGGTAAAGATTTATACGCTCGCGGCAAGACAATTGAGGAGTACAACACACAGCAGAAATATGTTAATTGGGGTATTGCCTCTGTCGGAGGAGCTGCCACAATGGCCCTCGCTGCTAGTGGTAAGAGGGCGGTAATTAAGTTAGGAAAGACGACAATTAATACTCCAGCCGCAGAATTAGCCGCTTTGGCAACAACCGGCGCGATCGTTGCTGGGGCAATCGTTTATGGCAAGAAGCGCGGAAAGATGCGAGCTTATTACGGGCATTCAAGACCGACGGTAAAGCCGTTACAGAAGATTAATGATAAGAAAGGGAATGAGTGAGATGGATTACTATATAGCACATCACGGCATCAAAGGCCAGAAATGGGGACGCCGCCGTTATCAGAACGAAGATGGCTCTTATAAGCCCGGAGCCGAGGGAAGATATTATGACGAGTCGCCCAAGGCAGCCAGACGTCAAGCGAGAGAGGAAAAGCGACAAAATCGTCTTGATAAGAAGATCGCAAGAGTGCAGAATCTCCGTAAAGCAAATAAAGATATTACTGATTACCATAATAGGAATATCGATATCGATTCTCCTAAAAAGGTAGTTACCGTTGGCGACGTTGGAAAGCGTGAGAAAGCTAAAAAAGATAAAGCCACGAATAATGCTGCACTTAAGTATACAGAAATTAATAACCGCTATCGCGAAGCAAGATTAAAAGCAAAAAAGGATCCCGCTTATAAAGAGAGTAAGGAATACAGAGCCGCTAGACGGGAGCATGGTCAGCAGGTAACGGACAGTCTCATTTATGGAGCGCGCGGCACTCAGCGAATCTATCGCGATAAGGCAATGGGCAAATCTGATAAGCAGGCTAGACGTCGAGAGATTGGACGACAAGTTGCGGCTGGCTTAGTCGTGGCCGCGGCGTCCATTGGATACGCGTATTACACAACGAAGAATGGCTAAACCCATTGTGAGGCGGTGGCGAGCATGAATTATATAGCACATCATGGTATTCTTGGACAAAAATGGGGAATTCGTCGCTACCAAAACGAAGATGGAACTTTAACGGAAGCCGGTCGTCAGCGTTTAGAAAAGAAAGACAATAAATGGGCTAAGAAGAACTACGACAAGATGTATAAAAGACTTATAAGAAGTCTGAGAAGGAACTGCGAGAGTATTTGAGGAAAGAACTTAATCCTCAGTTTCAAGGACAGCAGAAAGGCTATACTTACGTTAACGAGTATAATAAAAAGTTAGCCGAACTAATGAACAAGAATGCTCGCGGTTTAACTTCTCCTTCTGGAAGAGTTGTGCAGTTTGTCGCTAAACGAGGAGAAGTTGGCGTTCACATGGCGTTAGCTGATCCGAACTATGACATGTCACAGTTTAAGAACGGTATTTGGGGCTCTGGAAGAGTCGCGTACCAAAAGAAACAAGTGGACATGGTCTAATAACTAAGATCGGAGAAGAAAAATCAAAATGGAACGTCCTATCACATCAAGACTTAAAAGCGCATGGAACGCTTTTATGAATAGACGAGATCCGCCGTTTGTGTATGAAGAGTCTAACGGCTCCTACTATCGGCCAGATCGTCCGAGAATGTCCAGAGGAAATGAGCGAACAATAGTCACGTCAATAATCAATCGAATTGCAATTGACGTGGCTACTTTGGACTTTAAGCATATTAGAGTTGACAAGAATGGTCGATTCAAGGAAGAGATTGATTCGAACCTAAACCAGTGCTTACGAGTGTCAGCAAATTTGGACCAAACTGGACGCGCTTTTAGACAAGACATCGTTGTGTCGATGCTTAATGAGGGTGTTGTTGCAGTTGTTCCGATTGACACCACTAGCAATCCGTCAACCGGATCGTACGATATTTTAAGTATGCGAACTGGAAAAGTTCTTACTTGGTATCCGAGTTCCGTACAGATAGATGCGTATGATGAACGAGATGGTCAGCACCATCAGATTTATATGCCAAAAGCGAACACAGCAATAATCGAGAATCCGCTTTTTGCAGTTATGAACGAACCAAACTCAACTCTTCAGCGTTTGATTCGAAAACTTAATTTACTTGATTTTATCGATGAGCAGAACAGTTCCGGTAAACTTGATCTTATTATACAGCTTCCTTACGTTGTAAAAACAGAAGCTAGAAAAGTTCAGGCTGACAATCGAAGAAAAGAGATCGAGCGTCAGTTAACCGGATCCAAGTACGGTATAGCGTACACTGATGGCACAGAAAAGATAACGCAGCTTAACCGAGCGGTCGATAACAACCTTATGAGTCAGATTGAGTACCTTACGAGAATGCTTTATAGCCAGCTTGGAATCACTGATGCAATAATGGACGGAACGGCTGACGAGGCAACAATGCTAAATTATTACAATCGTACCATTGAGCCTATCGCTTCCGCAATAGTCGATGAAATGTATAGAAAGTTTCTTACTAAGACGGCCAGAACTCAAGGTCAATCAATTAAGTTCTTTAGAGATCCGTTTAAACTTGTCCCGATTAATTCCATTGCAGACATTGCCGATAAGTTTACAAGAAACGAGATTATGACATCTAACGAACTTAGACAGATTGTTGGCATGATTCCGTCCGACGATCCTAAGGCGGACGAGCTTAGAAATAAGAATCTTAATCAGTCATCTGAGGAGCTTAAAAAGCCTGTCGAGAGTGATGTAGAAACTAACAACGATAATGGCATTGGGAGAAATCAAAATGGAGAACAAATGTGATTTTAGTGGATGGGCGACTAAAGCCAACGTCCTTTGTTCCGATGGCAGAGTGATTCAGCAGGATGCTTTTAAGGATCAGGATGGTTGTAAAGTGCCTATCGTGTGGGGGCATACCCACGACGATCCGTCGATGGTTCTCGGATATGGTATTCTTAAGAATTACCCCGAGGGCGTTAGGGTTAACGGATATTTAAACAATAGCCAGAAGGCGAACGACGCACGAGAAGGTCTTCGCCATGGCGATTTTCAGAGCCTTTCTATCTATGCGAATAAGCTGGTTCAGGAAGGCAACGTTGTTGTTCATGGACTTATTCGCGAGGTTAGTTTGGTCCTTGCGGGCGCTAATCCCGAAGCGTACATTGATTCGATAATGCAGCATTCATTTGTAGACGATGATGAATCTATAATTTGCACGGACGAACCGATCGAGCTTTCGCATGATGAAGACGTAAAAGAAACCAAAAATCCTGAAATAAAGACAGAAATAAAAGAAGAGGAGGCCGTTGAAATGGCAGAACCCGAAGCAAAGGAAAAGACTGTGAAGGAAGTGTTTGACACACTTAACGAGGAACAGAAGAATGTGGTGTATGCACTTATTGGTGCTGCACTTGAAGACAACGAACCTGATGATGAAGAAGATGAAGATGAAAACGAGGAGGGTGCAGGAATGAAGCACAATGCATTTGATCAGGAAACCCAGCCGAATGAGGATGTCCTTGCTCATTCTGATATGGAAATGATTATCAAGGGCGCAAAGAGAGAAGGCAGCATGAGAGCGTCTGCGGAAGCAGCTGGCTTTGACGAGATCTACCTTCGTCACGACGATCCGAAGTATGGCGTCGAGAATCCTTACGGCATTATGGGTCTTGCTGGTAATGCTAACAGCTATGGCGTTGAGGCTCTGTTCCCCGATGCTCGCAACTACACGAACACTCCGCAGTGGATTTCCCGCAACATGGAGTGGGTCGCGAAGTTCATGAACGCGGCAAGCCATTCTCCGTTCTCTCGTGTTAAGACGATGTTCGCGGACATCACCGAAGACGAAGCTCGTGCTCGCGGCTATATTAAGGGCAACCAGAAGAAGGAAGAAGTCTTCTCGCTGCTTAAGCGTGTAACCGAGCCGACGACCGTTTATAAGAAGCAGAAGATGGATCGCGATGACATCGTCGACATCACTGACTTTGATGTTGTTGCTTGGATTAAGAGCGAAATGCGTGTCATGCTCAACGAGGAAATAGCTCGCGCGGCACTGATCGGTGATGGTCGTACGGCTGGCACCGATGACAAGATCGATGAGACCCATATTCGTCCGATCTGGACCGACGCGGACTTCTATTCGATTAAGACCCTTGTTGACTACGATGCAGATCCCAACGACATGGCGAAGAACATTATCCGCGCTGCAGTTAAGGCTCGCAAGAATTATAAGGGTTCTGGCAATCCGACTCTGTGGACGACCGAAGACACTCTTACCGACATGCTCCTTCTGGAAGACTCGATGGGCCGTGTCATTTATGACACCAAGGAGAAGCTCTGTGCGGCGCTGCGTGTCTCCAGTATTGAGACTGTCGAGCTCATGGAGAACAAGACTCGTACGGTTTCTGGTGACACCCGCACTCTGCTTGGTATCATCGTGAATCCGCGTGACTATAACTTCGGCGCTGACAAGGGCGGCGCGGTTGCGCTGTTCGATGACTTCGACATCGACTATAACCAGCAGAAGTACCTGATTGAGACCCGTCTGTCTGGCGCGCTCGTGAAGCCTTATTCTGCGATTGTTCTTGAGACGGTCGTTAGCAACGGCTAAAAATCAAAATGGCAAAGTATCACGGAAAGATAGGGTTTGGGCAGACCTCTGAAATAAAGCCCGGGGTCTGGAAAGATACGATCGTTGAGAAGAATTATTACGGTGATATTCTTCAGAATATTGTTCGTAATGATGGGTCTCAGCAGGTTAATGACAACCTTAATATATCGAACCGTTTTAGCATCATTTCCGACCCCTTTGCCACTCAGAATTTCTATTCGATTAAATACCTGGAATACTTGGGGGTCAAATGGAAAGTAACCAGTGTTGACCTCCAGTATCCGAGGTTGATTTTGTCAGTCGGGGGTGTGTGGAATGCTGACAAGGCTTGAACTTCATGAAGAACTATGTGAAATCTTAGGGAGTCGGCATGTCTATTTCCAGCCTCCGGCTTCTGTTAAAATGTCTTATCCGGCTATTGTTTACAGTCTGAATAATGTAGACAACCATTTAGCTGACAATGATATTTACAATCAGAATTTACAGTATACGGTTACCGTGATAGATGAAGATCCGGATAGCGAAGTGTTTCATAAAATGCGTCGTTATCGTCGTGCAAGATTCGTCCGGCCGTATGTTTCAGAAAATCTTAATCACTATGTATTTACAATTTATGACAATGGAGGAAAATAATTATGCCTAGAATTAAGTGGGATCAGGACGGCGAGCGCTACTACGAGTCTGGTTGCGACCAGGGCGTTCTTTATCCGAAGACTGGCGCGAATGGCGCATATGCAACTGGTGTTGCTTGGAACGGCCTTACTGCCGTTAACGAGTCTCCGTCGGGTGGCGAAGCGACTGCTTTCTATGCCGACAATATTAAGTACGCTAACATTCTTTCGAACGAAGAGTTCGGCTTCACGATCGAAGCGTACACGTATCCCGATGAGTTTATGCAGTGTGACGGCTCTGCCTCTGTGGTTGATGGCGTGTATCTCACCCAGCAGAAGCGTAGAGAGTTTGGTTTCACCTATCGTACTCTGATCGGTAACGATGAAGACGGCCTTGATAAGGGCTATCAGATTCATGTTGTTTACAATGCTCTGGCGAAGCCCTCCAGCAAGAACCATAGCACCGTTAACGAATCTCCGGAACTGATCACGTTCTCTTGGGAGTGCACCACGACCCCGGTTAAGCTTGAAAACTACAAGCCGACCGCGCACGTTATCTTCGACAGCACGAAACTGGCCGCTGAGAAGATGACCCTGATCGAGAATACGCTTTACGGCACCGATGGTGAAGGCCAGGCAACCGGCACCGCTCCGTCGCTTCCGTCTCTCGCGGATCTGATTGATCTTATCGACTAATTAAAAATCAAAATGGAGCGTATTCAGTTCGGCTGGCGCTCCATTTCATTTTCTTTTATTTCTAACTATTATTTAAAGGAGAAAAATTATGCTTAAAAAGACAATCACTTACACTGATTATAACGACAATCAGCGCACCGAAGAGTTCTATTTCAATCTTACTAAGGCTGAAATCGCTGAAATGGAACTTAGCACTGTCGGTGGTCTTACGCAGCTTCTCAGAGGGATGATCGCTGCCCAGGATATGCCGGCGATTGTGAAATTCGTTAAGGAGCTCATTCTCAATTCTTACGGTAAGAAGAGCCCTGACGGCAAGCGCTTTATTAAGAGCCCGGAGCTTTCCGAGGAGTTTATGCAGACCGAGGCATATTCCATTTTGTTCATGGAACTGTCCACCGATGCCGATGCTACTAGCGATTTCGTTAATGGAATTCTTCCAGCAGATGTTAGGGCACAGGCCGAAGCAGAAATGAAGAAGGAAAAAGAGAAGCTTCTTGGTGAAGCTAATTAACATAGAAATTTTGGAGACCAAAGAAAATGCTTACCATCAATGTTAAAGGTGGAGAGTTATACGACGATGAGCATAACAAATTCATCCAGGGAAAAGATCAGGTTTTGTGTCTAGAGCATTCTTTGGTCTCCGTGTCCAAATGGGAGGCCAAGTGGCATAAGCCGTTTTTAGACGATCGTGTTCAAAAGACGCGCGAAGAGGTTCTTGATTACATAAAATGTATGACGATTACCCAGAATGTAGATCCGGCAACCTATTATTTGCTGTCTAATGACAATATTAAAAAGATACAAGACTACATTTCAGATCCGATGACGGCTACGTGGTTCTCCGACAAGAAAAAGAAGCCGCCATCCAGGAAAGTTATAACAAGTGAAGTTATCTATTACTGGATGGTAGCGCTTCAAATACCGTTTGAGTGCCAGAAGTGGCATTTAAATCGATTACTTACTTTAATAAAGGTTTGTAATGAGGAAAGCAAAGCTGCTGAAAAGAGTAGTAAAAACACTAAAGAACTTATGAGTGAACGGGCGGCATTAAATGCTGCTCGCAGAAAACAGTTGAATACAAGGGGCTGATGCTTTTGATAAAGTTTAAGCAAAAAGGCGACTTTTCAAAGCTTACCAGCTACTTCGAAAGAACAAAGGAAGTGTTTAAATCCGGCGAGCTTGACAAGTACGGACAGGCTGGAGTCGAAGCTTTACGAAGCGCAACACCTAGAGATTCTGGCAAGACCGCTGAATCTTGGTACTATGAGATAGAAAATCAAAATGGAAGAATTACTATCTCCTTTCATAACTCGAACGTTAACGATAACGTTAGTATTGCCGTTATTCTTCAGTATGGACACGGAACTAGGAACGGTGGCTGGGTAGAAGGTATGGATTACATCAATCCAGCGATGCAACCCGTGTTCAATGAGATAGTGGATCAAGCATGGAAGGAGGTTACCAGGCAATGAGTAATACCATCGATCGCAAAGTAGTCGAGATGCAATTTGACAATTCTCAATTCGAGAAAAATGTCAAAGGAAGCCTGTCAACACTCGATAAATTAAAGTCAAGTTTGAACTTCGATGGTCTTTCTAAAGGGCTTGACGATTTAGATAAGAGTGCAGGAAAATTAGACTTTTCCGGAATGCGAAACGCAGTAGATACTGTATCGTATAAGTTCTCCGCTTTCGAAGCAATGGCGCTTGGCGCGCTAATGCGTATCGGCGAGAGGGCTGTAGACGTCGGTATTAAATTTGCTAAATCGTTATCAGTTGATAATATTACTGCTGGTTGGTCGAAATTCGAGGACAAGACCAGATCTGTCGGCACCCTTATAGCCCAGGGTTTCGATATGAATGTCGTTAATGAACAGCTGGATCGACTTAACTGGTATACTGATGAAACTAGTTACAGCTTTACCGACATGGTTGCTGAAATTGCTAAGTTCACGGCTACGGGTAAGGGGCTTGAAGACTCCGTAGACGCCATGATGGGTATTGCAAACTGGGCGGCGCTGTCTGGTCAGAATGCTCAGACGGCCAGTCGAGCGATGTACCAGCTTTCGCAGGCTATGGGTAGCGGCGTTATGCGTAAGGAAGACTATAAGTCGATTCAGAACGCGTCAATGGACACCGCTGAATTCAGGCAAAAAGCTCTTGATGCCGGTGTTGCATTGGGGACCCTTCAGAAGAATGCTGATGGAACTTATAGATCGATTGTCGACGGTGCAAAGTCTTCGGACTTCACAATGAATCAGTTCGCGGATCACCTTACTGAAGACGCATGGTTTACGTCAGAAGTAATGATGACAGTGTTCCGCGACTACGGTGGGGCAATAGATGAGCTGTATTCATATGCTGAGAAGCATGGAATAACGGCGAGTCAGGCGATCGAGGAGATGGGCGATACTCTTGATGAGTTCGCGTTGAAAGCATTTAAGGCCGCACAGGAAGCAAGATCTTGGACCGATGTTGTAGATTCAGTCAAAGAAGCAGTTGCTTCAGGATTTATGCAGACCTTTGAAATTATATTCGGTCAGTATGATGAAGCTGTTGTTCTGTGGACTGATTTGGCGAACCGTTTCTATGATGTGTTCGCCGAGCCGATAAACGTGTTCAATGAAAAACTTGATGAAGGGTTAAAGCAGAGCACTCCATACGTCGACAAGTATTTAAGTACCGTATTCGGAACCGAAACCGGTATAATAAAAACAATTCAAGAATTAGCCGAATCAAATGAAGGCTTTTCCATAATGGATGAGCAAATTCAGGATCGAATAAAAGGTATGGTCCATGGCGACGATGCTTTGACAAAACTCGTAACTGACTATACCAAACTTCATCATATAGCCGGCGATAGCGAAATGGCAACCGGAGCGAACATGGACGTCATGATCGCGAAAGCTGCTGAAATGACCGGTGTTTCTGAAAAGCAAATAAAGTCTTTAAAGAAACTTGGAGAACAGTACGGGTATAACAGTGAGAAGTATAAAAATGCTGTTAACAACGTGCTTTCCGATAGTTCGGATGCCACCAAAGAGATAGTATCCGGACTTCTTGGCGTTACGAATGGTATAGATTTCTTAAAATCGACCGATCTTAATCCATATTTGAACGAGACGTACGGCTTAACTCACGAACAAGTTACCGAACTTTCAAAGTTAGCTGAAGAATACGGAGTAAATTCTGACCAGGTAAATGATTACATAGAC